AATACCATCCGTAAAAGTAAGACCAAGATTATATGTCCTACTATTTATTGTGGTTTGGATACCGCTGAAGTTTGAATCAATCTGCAAGTCAACTCCTGAAGTAGGAGTGATTGTCAAACTGCCACCTGTGCCAGGAGAAGATGTAAACTCAGTTAAATCATATCCATATGTTGGAGATGTTTGTGCGGTTCCGACAGTATTAAAACCTGCTATGGTTCTATCTTGCCAATATTTTAAAACACCTGTAGTTTGATTATAATTAATGACTCTTCCTTGTGCGGTTGTCCCAGTAGAAACAGTTTGAGTGAAATAAGAGTCTGCTGTAAAGGTGGCAGAACTGTATCCTGCACCTGCTAATCTAAGGGCACCGACAGCACTTGCTTTATTTGCTGATAGAAGAGAATTATCTGTGGTTCTTGGATTCTCTACAATACCAACTCTAGCAATTTGATTTCCTGTAATAAAGTCAGGATTTTCAATTCTAGAGTAGAGAAGAACGTTTGTTGCGCCCAGTTCTCTGTAAATGTCTGCACCGTGACCACCAGTTGGAGAAATAATAACATCAAAAGTTGGTCTAGTTGTTCCAGTCGGAACATTACCACCAACTAAATCAACGTTAGCAAAAGTATATCCCGATCCTTGATTAGTAATCGTAATTGAGTCAATTCTTTGATCATTAGTTGTTACAATTGTGCATTCTGCTCCAGTTCCATCACCTCTGATTGGAACATTAGCATATCTAGTTGCGCCAACAGGACCAACACCAGCGCCTCTATCGGTGATAGTTGCAATTTTAATCGAACCATCTACAGCATTATCTCTAACTGCTGCATTTTCAGTTCCAGTGGTCCAGTCTTGAGGAACTGGCATAAATTCAGTTGACTCAAATTTTACAATCTCACTAGGTTTAATTGAATACAAATACTTCCAAATATATCCATCTCCACTAGTCCCTGCAGATCTTGGTTCAAGATCTGTAAAGGTTGGTTCATCTAATGAAGGTTTTCCATTTGGAGTGTCAGGAGTTGTTCCATTTTGTAAACATGCATATACTCTAAAATCACTATTAATTACATAGTAAGATGCAGAATATAAATTTGTAGCACCACTAACCTTAGCAGTATTAGATCTACTGTAATCATGACGATACATGTCATAAGTGGTTCCAGAAGACCAATTTCTCTTAGTAATAACTTGTCTTACATCTTGAGAGTTGATTTTCTTTAGAGCAACCATAGAATCCCAATATTGATTCTCCTCATCAAAATTGTCTTTTGGTGAAGGGGGATCCTGATCCCATGTCGAAAGAAAGTCAGTGGCGTTTGTCAGTCCGATGAAGGAATAATACGCATTTGTAGATGTAGTTACACCACTAACAAAATTCTTCGCATTTAATATCCTAATCTGATCAGTAATTATTGCAGCCA